TGATTACTAATATGTGCTAAAGTCCACTTAGCAATGTTTCTAGTGGGGACAGTAAAGACAGTTGTCTTAACATTAGCAGTTAGGTTTTTACCTACGGAATGTGGTCTACTCATTTAAGTACCAAGGTTAACAAGGTTATAATAATGAATCCAGCAGTACCGAGGAGAATCTGTTCTAGTCTCTTTAGTCTAGCGTGTATCTGTTCGTATCGAACTTTACAGACTTCTTCATGGCTTAGAAGTTTTAATTCTGCTTCTGTCACGGTAGTGTCCTCACATAGTCTTTAGCATCCGTCATCACATTCCCATCGGCATCTTGCAGTTCTGCACCAGCTAAGACTTCTTTTTTGAAGTTAGCGTAGTCTGTGTTGTCAACATTAAATGGAATTTGTGCGTTATCAGCAAGCCTAATAACAAAGTTTTCGTTAGTAATTGTTGTTAATAATTTATACATTTTATAACTCCGATGATGCTAACCAATGAGCACGACATTGTGCATTAGATTGATTGCCTAAATTTCCATAAATTGTGCAACCATGCATACCGATATAAGAAGCAGTAGCGGCTTTATCACCGCCAACAGAACCTATGTTTCCTGAAGCACCAGTATCAGGACTATATACAGTCATTGTTGGTATTGCTCGTTTTGATGCTTGAAATGTAAGTTGTGTAGAAAAGTCGTTTGCAGAACCGCTTGCAAAATTGATATAAGTCCAATTAGCACCAGCGTTTGTAACTGTTCCAGTTGCAGTTCCAATGTCGTAACTTCTTTCAAAATATCGTTGGCATAAAGCCAATTCAGTACCATAAGGTCTGTAATCAAAGCTAGTAGCTGTAGAGCCTACCTCAAGCTGAACTCCTGTGATGTAGAAGGTAGCACCGTTTGTGCCTACTACGGATGTTGCTCCTGTTGAAGAAACATCACCAGCAGCTTGCCAAGCACCAGCAGTACCAGTAAAGTCAGAACCTACGCCAATAGGGAAATAAACACGCATACCGATGCCGTTTGTAGCACCTACCCAAGTACCAGTAGTATCGCCAGCAATGGTGATGGTTTTGTATTCCCAAGTGTTTGCGGCAGAAATGGTGTAGGAATAAGGGTAACTTCTATCAAAAGCATTATTAGCTACAGAACCACCAAAAGTACCAGTTAAGCTAGAACGCACCCAAAAGCTGATAGTAATTGTTTTAGCGTTAGCAGTACCCCATTGCAAATCAGCAGTATTAAAGCCTTCAATGTTTTGGTACAAAGTAAAAAGTTCATTGCTTGGTACAGAATAAGCAGACAATGAAGTTACTCCAAGATAATTAGCAAAGCCAACAGGCGGTGTAACAGAACCAGCATTTTGTTGAACGCTAAACTTACTGCTTTGGCTTGATACATTCCCGTATCTGTCAAGGGTATAAGCTGCATCTGCTGGGGTAACACTAGCACCAGCATTACGCTGGTCAATAACCATCGCCCCGTTTATGATGCGGTTGAGGAATGGTCTTGTAGCACTTGTTTGTGCCGAGCCATCAGAAAAAGTTATAGATGGCGAACTGCCGTTAATGATTGTGGTCATGCTAGTTCCTCATCTGTTGGGCGTGGCAAGGTTGGGTGTTCCCACTTAGCAATGTAGTCGCCTTTGCCGTCATTTTGTAGTGTAATTACAGTTAGGAAATCCTGTTGTGTAAGGCTAGGATATAGAGCCATGATTTTGTCGTACATTATGCAGCCCTCGCTAAACAACCGCTTGCAATAGTTTTATCGCCAATATTGGAACTGCTACCTGAGTTTTGAAACCCATAAAATTCAATGTAATCGGTTGAGCCGTTGCAATAAATTAAATCAGAAACACTTATTGTTGGATTTCCTAAAGTAGTATTACAAGGTAATCTTCCACTTTGAATCCATTGACTGCCGTTTTTAAAAATAGCTGAATAACAAAGTCCTGAAGCATTAGACCCTGTAAAAGCTAAAGTAAAGTTTATTTGATAATAACCAGCAACAGTTGGTGTAAACCTATCTGAAGCAAAATTGCTATTTGTATCAAAAAATTCACCAACAAAAGTTATTTTTGTTGCTGTTGAACTAGTTAAACTTTGATTAGAATCCCTGTAAGCACTAAACGCTGGCATATTACCGCTAACCATTGCTGTTCCTGTTACCGATGGCACAGTAACTAAGTTACCTGTGCCTGAAGCTAACTGTAATACACCGCTATTGTCAGCAGATTGGGTTAATCCACTTGTAGTTGTGGCTGTAATAATTGAAGCCATTATGACACTCCCTTTAAGGCATCTAATTGAGCCTGTAATTCAGCAATTTGTAACGCTACTAGCGATTTAATTGGCTCTTTTGTTTTGCTATTTGCCCATTCAGCACGAATAGAAGTTTCTTCTTCTGCCGTGCATTGAACTTCAACACCATTAACAATTTTATTAAGCATTTTTTACTCCATATACATAAAAATTGCCTGTTGATATATTACCTGTACTCATATAAAAACGCAGTCCATCTAAAGCCCCTTGACCGCCAGTATAAGAACCAGCACCAGCAGAAAAAACATAAACACCACCATTAAGTTGATAAGCGGCTTGTTGAGTAATTATTTTATTTGTTGTTGTGCTTGCTGGATTAGGTATTACTAATTCACCGCCATATTTATTAGCTACTGTTGAATTATCCATAGCCAAACCAGTTAAGTTAATAAATGCCGCACTTCCAGAACTATCGCCTGAAGCACCGCCATCAGTTCCATAAACTCGTGATGTGTACCAATAGTTTGCAGTTTGAAAAGTGCTACTAATTGAAAATCGCATATATAAAGAAGCACCATCGGTTGCTGGAGAAACATCAGTAAGAATTATTCTCCAAGCAGAATAACCGCTTGTAGCTATAGAAGTAAAATCAACAGTTGCAGAATTACTTGCTGTTGCAGAACTTAATAAAACTAAAGAAGCCCCTTGAGTTCCAGCAATAGTGCTTGCTGTAGTCAAGATAGTTCCGCTTGTAGCTGGCAAGTCTAATACAGTAGTACCAGCAACGGCTGGTTCTTGTAGAGTAATACTTCCGCTAGTTGAACCTACTAAAACAATACTCATAGTATCACCCACCTTACTCCAGCGTTAACTGTTACTGAATAACCAGAGCCTATAGTGATAGCTCCTACGGACATACCGTTATAAGTCATTGTAATATTCTCATCAATGTTTGAAGCGTTATAAGCAATTGCTTTTACTGCAGCAGAACCGAAGTATTGACCACCAGCAACCGTAGCAGTGGTTACTGAAGTAAGTAAACCCTTAGCACTAACTGTGATAACTGGAATAGAAGAAGAACTTCCATAAGTATTAGCAGTTACACCAGAGTTATCTAAGGAAATTGTAGGAGTATTACCTCCTGAAGAAGAAATAGGAGCAGTTCCTGTTACAGAAGTGACACCAGAAGCAGGAAGTGCAGATGAAGTCCAGCTAGTACCATTACCAATAATAGCATAGTTGTTTGTAGGAGTTAACCCAGCAATCGTAGCTAGGTCAGCGTCATAAGCCTGTACATCCGTTCCAATAGCCACACCTAAGTTAGTTCTAGCAGTAGCTGTATTTGTTAAGTCAGAAAGATTATTGGCTTTAGCTAAGAAAGATGAACCAGCAGCGTAGGCATCAACCCACACAGAGCCAGTATATACCTTCATTGATCCTAAAGAACTATTGAAGTACAATGCTCCAGCAACTAAGGCATTGCCATCATTATCTACTGAAGGATCAGAAGTTTTAGCTCCTAAGTAACGATCATCAAAATTATCGTATGCTGTTAGGGTTTGATCTCGTGCTGTCTCAGCAGCAGTCTGAGCATTAGCAGCGTTAGTCGCTGAAGTAGCTGCATTGCTTGCAGAAGTACTTGCATTGGATGCAGACGTAGAAGCAGCAGAAGCAGAATTACTTGCGTTAGTTGCTGAGGTGCTTGCTGCGGAAGCAGAGTTACTAGCGTTAGTTGCTGAAGTAGATGCAGCAGATGCTGAGTTAGAAGCGTTTGTAGCGGATGTAGAAGCGTTGCTTGCAGATGTTGAAGCAGCACTAGCAGAGTTTGAAGCGTTAGTTGCAGCAGTCTCTGCATTAGTCTCTGCAGTTTCTGCGTTGGTCTCTGCTGTCTCTGCGTTAGTTTCAGCAGTCTCTGCAGCAACCTGTGCTAACTCTGCAGCAGCTTGTGCAGCCTGTGCAGCATCCTTTGCTTGAAGTGCTAATAAGACTTCGCTAGAAGCATCTCCTACAGCATCACCAGATCCGCCGGGTCCACGATAAATTGCCAAATCTATCTCCTTATTTGTTTAAATACACTCAGCGAATGCACTTAAAAAAAGACTCCCCAGCCGAAACTGGGAAGCCTAGGAACTACTATTAGCCGTTTACAGCTAATACAAAGCCAGTCTCAGGACGTACTACTTTAACACCGTAGAGGGTGTCAGCAGTGTACAGAGTAGACAAATACTCTTGTTTGTACTGAGTCTGTGAACGAACAGACATTTGCTCAGCAAGAACCATAGTATCTTTATGAGCCAAGATAGCTGCTTTGATGTCGCCACCAACGTTGTTGTTAGCGTCAGTCTCGATGACTGGAGCATTGCTTGTTACATAGATGTCGATACCATATAACTGACCGATCTGACCGTTGTTTACACCACGACCATCAACGAAATCAGAACTGTTGTAACGATCAATACCCATGATAGCTGCACGGAGTGATGGAGGAACTGCGAAGAAACGACCATCCATTGGGGTGTCAGCATCGTCCATGAGTTTGATCAAGGCACGGAAGCCAGCGTCAGTGAATACGTCAGCAGCAACTACAGTGTCTTCAGCGTAAGCTGTGAGACCAGTAGAAGTGTCGATGTAATAGCTGGTGCTGTGTGTC